GTCGGCCGCCATGACCGCATGGAACGGGTTCATAAAGCCGGCCCTGTCCGGGATCATGACCGGACTGCAGGCGGTCGGCACGGCAGCGTCGTGGCTGTGGTCGAACGTCCTGTCGCCGACTTTCTCGGCGATCGCGACCGGCGCGAAAGTCCTCGTCGCGGTCGTCGCGGTGCTCGTCGTGGCGCCGATCGTTATCGCGTTCCGGACGCTCGCCGCGATCGGCTCGTGGCTGTGGACGTCCGCGCTGCAGCCCGCGTTCAACGGGATCGCCGCGGGTGCGATGTGGCTGTGGAACAACGCCCTGTCGCCCGCGTTCCACGGGATCGCAACCGTGGTCGGCTGGTTCTGGGCCGGCGTGAACGTGATCTTCGGCTATGTCAAGGCCGGGTTGCGCGCGGTCGGTTCGGTCGGGATGTGGCTCTACCGGAACGCGCTGCAGCCCGCGTTCCGCGGGGCGCTGACAGTCGTCGGCTGGTTCTGGACCGGCGTGTCAGTGATCTTCGGGTACGTCAAGGCCGGGTTGCGTGCTGTCGGCTCGGTCGGGTCGTGGCTGTACAAGTCGGCGATCAAACCGGCGTTCGACGGCATCAGTTCGGCCGCCTCGTTCCTGTGGTCCAAGGGACTCAAACCGGCGTTCGACGCCGCGAAGCACGGCGTAAAGCTGGTGGGCGACGCTTTCGGCACCGCGAAGGACGCGATCGGTAAGGCGTTCGGGAAAATCGAGGACCTCACCAAAAAACCCATTAACTTTGTAATCAAATGGGTGTACACGAACGGCATTAAAGCCGTTTGGGATAAGGTCGCCGGGTTTGTCGGTCTCGGCAAGCTGCCCGCTGCACCCAAACTGCTCGCTGCTGGCGGCACCGTCGGCGACGGGTGGGGACCGGCTACGCCGATGCGGGTGAACCGGCCCACGGCGATCGTCGGCGAGGGACGGCCGCAGTATCCCGAGTACGTCATCCCGACCGACCCGCGGTACCGGCAGAGGGCGCTCGCGCTGCACGCGGCGGCGGGCACTCAGCTACTAGCGGGCGGCGGTGTCCTCGGCACGCTCGGCGACGCTGCGGGATGGCTCGGTGACAAGGCGAAGAAGGTCGGCGGCGCCATCATGGACGGCGTCGACTTCCTTGCGCACCCCGGGAAGATGTGGGATGCGGCAACGAAGTTCATCCGTGACAAGATCGCCAAGATCGGGCAGAGCGGTTTCGCGCGGATGATCGGCAAGATCCCGCTTAAGGCGCTCACGAGCCTGAAAGACAAAATCGTCAACGCGGCGACGTCAGCTTTCGGCGGCGGCGACTCGGGTGATATCGGCGGGTCCGGTGTCAAGCGCTGGTCGTCGGTCGTGCTGCAGGCGCTCAAGATGGTCGGGCAGCCGGCGAGTCTCCTGCCGGTCGTGCTGCGCCGGATGAATCAGGAGTCCGGCGGCAATCCCAAGGCCATAAATAACTGGGACATCAACGCGAAGAACGGCGACCCCTCCAAGGGCCTTATGCAGGTGATCGGGTCGACGTTCGCCGCGTACGCGGGCAAGCTCCGCGGCCGCGGCATCTACGACCCGCTCGCCAACATCTACGCGAGCATGCGGTACGCCATGTCGAGGTACGGCTCACTCGCGAAGGCGTACAACCGTCCCGGCGGATACGCGAAGGGCGGCCGCCCGGGGCGGGGCGAACTCGCATGGGTGGGCGAGCAAGGGCCGGAACTCATCCGGTTCGGCGGCGACACTGAGGTGTTCGACAACCGCACGTCGCTGCGTATGGCGGCCGGGCTCGGCGCGCTGCGAGGGTTTGCCAAGGGCACGAGCGGCGCGAAGGCGGCAGCATCCGCGCGCAAGCAAGTGCCGGGTGATCTCTCGTCGTTCACCAAGAGCCTGACCGGCTCGGCGTCGGACATCGCGAAGGCCGCTAAGTCGCTCGCCGAGGACCTGCGGAAGACCGGGCGGGCGGGCCGCGCGCTCGCCGATCAGGTCGGCAAGACGTCGAGCAAGTTGCAGTCGCTCGCGAAACAGCGCGACAGCGTTGCCTCGAAGTTGGAGACGGCGCGGCAGGCGGCGTCCGATCAGCAGAAGTCGGCGCAGGACTACATGTCGCTGTCGAGCGTCGGCGAGGTGTCGTCGGTCGGCGACCTTATCTCGGGTATGCAGCAGCGGCAGGGGTCGCTCAAGGGGTTCGAGTCGCTGATCAAAACGGCGCAGAAGAAGGGAGTCTCTCAGTCCCTCATACAGCAGCTCGTCGCGGCCGGGCCCGACAGTAACCTCGCGAGCCTCGTCGCCGGGGCGAACGCGGGCGACGTCAAACGGCTGAACGCCCTGTCCAAGAGCGGCGCCAAGCTGTCGACGTCGTACGGCAATTACATGGCCGACGCGATGTACGACAGCGGCAAGCAAGCCGGGCGCGGATTCCTCACCGGGCTCAAGGCGCAGGAAAAAGAGCTGCAGAAACAGATGAAGAAACTCGGCGACGCCCTGGTCGACTCGATCGAGAAGCGGCTCAAAATTCATTCACCGAGCCGCGAGACGCACCGCGTAGGCGCCATGGTCGGCGCCGGGCTCGTAGGCGGGATGGCCGCAAGCCTGCCGCAGATCGACCGGGCCGCCGTCGACATGGCGGCCGCCGCTGTACCGCCGGTCATGCCGGTCGCCATGGCGGCGCAGGCACAGCCGGCCGGCGGACTGCGGGACGGGCAGCGGCTCGCGATCGTCCTCGCCGACGGCACGCAGCTCGACGCGTACGTCGACACCCGGGTCGACGCCGGGCTCGCCGACGTCCGTAGGCGCTCGCGCGCCGGATCGAAGAGGGGATGACCGTATGCCGATGATCGTCGATCTCGCGGCGCCGCACGTGACGCCGCCGGACCGGATCACCTCCCCCGACGGGTGGCTCGCCGCGATCGTCGACGAGCTGTGGGCGGGCGTCGTGCTGTCGGTCGACTACACCGCGGGCACGCCGCTCGCCGCCGCGGCGGACGTCATGCAGGTGCGGATCACGCGGACCGACCCGGGCGCCGCTGCGGTGCCGGTCCGCTCGGCCGACCCGGCATGGGCGGTCGAGGGGGTCGGCACCGCCTACGACAGCGAGGCGCCGCTCGGTGTCGCTGTCGTGTACACCGCTGTGCCGGTGTACGCCGACGGCAGCACCGGCCCGTCGTCGTCCCTCGCAGTCACCGTGCCCGCCCCCGAGGCGGGCGAGGACCGTGATCTGTGGGTCAAGTCCGTCGACGAACCCGGACTGTCCATGCGGGTCATGGTCGTCGACTGGTCGGGCGGCACCTCGACCGCCCGGCAGGACACGGCCGAGATCGCCGGGTCGCCGTACATGGCCGTCGCCTACGACACGGCGTCGGCCGAGGCGGTGCAGGTGACCGTCGACGTGCCGCCCGAGGACGTCGACCGCATGCGCGAGCTGCTGCGCTCCGGTGTGCTGCTCGCGCAGGCACGGCCCGGCTACCTCTTCCCGGATTCCTTCCACGTGCCCGGCGACGTGAGCGGGCCGACCCCGACGGGCAAGCTCGGGTCGAGCGAGGGGTACCGGTTCGGGTGGACGATCACCCCGACCGGACGGCCGGACACCGCCGGACAGCCGATGCGACTGCCCGCCTGGTCGTGGGACCGGCTCGCCGAGCAGTTCGGCTCGTGGGATGCGGTCGCCGCCTCGTACTCGTCGTGGGCGTCGCTGTCGACGAACGGGGCGATCTGACATGCTGCCCGTCCCCGACGCGGTACACCGGGCGGCGCTCGGGCCGACGAGACGGCCGCGGCGGGCCGAGTGGAGCAACGACGGCGGCGCAACCTGGCAGCCGGTCGCGCAACTCGGCGACGCCGACGTGCGGGCCGACCGCGGCGCCGAGTGCCGGTACAGCGCGTCGGCCGAACTACTCGGCGTGCCGCTCGGCCCCAGCGGTATCAACACCGTCGCCACCCGTGTGCGGCTGTGGCAGGGGATCGCCGGGCCGCGCATGGACGTCGCATGGGTCCCGGCCGGCGTGTACGTCGTCGACGACGTCGAGCGCACACGACTCGGCGCCTCGGTCGACCTGCTCGGGCTCGAAGACGTCATACGCGGCGCCAAGTTCCCGCAGGCGCGCACGCTCGGCCCGGACTCCGCAGGCGCCCTGGTCGACCCGCTCGTCGCCGAGGCGCTGCCCGACGCGGTCGTGTCGTGGCGTGCCGGCGTCGACCCGGGCACGGCAGTGCCACAGATCGTCGTCGACGAGGACCGCTGGCAGGCCCTGTCCGGCGGCACCGACAGCAGCGGCACCGCGACCGGCATCGCCGCGGCGCTCGCGGCGGAGATCTACTGCGACGCCCGCGGGGTGCCGACGATGGCGCCGACACCGACGCTTGACGACCCCGTCGTGTGGCGGATCCCGTACGGCGTCGCCCTGGTCAAGCCCGCCGAGAAACAGAGCGCTGAGGGTCTCGTCAACCTGTGGGTGATCAGTGGTGACGGGGGCGACGGCGCGGGCGCGGTCGGCCCGGTCTACGTGTACGACGACGACCCCGACTCGATCACGTACGCCGGCCCGGACCCGGTGGGCGATCCGCTCGCACCACAGCGGCTCGGCATGCCATGGGTGCGGCTACGGGTGCAGCGGTACTCGTCGGCGCTCATCACGTCCGAGGCGCAGGCGTACACCGTCGGACAGTCCAAGCTCGCCGATTCCTTGGGCGTGCAGTCCTCGCTCAGCTTCACGAGCGTGTGCCATCCGGCGCTCGAACCCGGCGACGTCGTCGACGTCGAGGTGCGCCCCGGCGAGTGGCAGAAGCACATCGTCGACAGCCTGTCGTACAGCCTCGGCGCCGCCTCTATGAGCTGCACGACCCGGACGACGACCCGGAGGATCACGGCATGAGCGAGGCAGCGAACGCGCTCGGCGAGGACCTCGCCGCAGCACGAGCCGCGACCACCGCGGGCGGAACGGTCTCGGCGCAGGT